GCCTGTGCATCTTGAGCCGCTTCAAAAGTCCATCTTGCAGATAGTTTTCTTGATTTCGCCTCAACAGGTTGCTTCATGATTTGGATTGCTAATCTGTTTCCTGCTTGACCTTCTAAAGCCGCAGTAGAAGAACCTTTAGCATTTCCGTCTGTACCATCATTCGCTTCGTTACCTGAGTATGCTCTTGCGATTTTGAATGGAGATAATGCTTCTTCACCAGCCGTTGCGTTGTTGGCTACTGTGTTTGCATATCTTATTCTTAATGTGTGGATTTGTCCTACAGGACCAGACATTGGTTGTACACCTACGATCTCGTTTGCGATCACAGTTGGCATAACCCTTCTGATTACTGGAAGAATAACCCTGTTTAACGTAGCAACGTTACCGGCGCTAGTTGCACCACTTGTTGCCGCCTCAGACAAATACCTTTTAGTATTTTCTAAGACAACATCCATAGTTTTTTTCTTGTTGCCTGCTAAACCTTCGGTTAGGGCCTGTTTAGTTTCGCCCCATTTTGATTCAAATAGTTCTGACATTTGATCTTTCCCCTTTTAGTTTATTAATTAATACCCGCCAATTGACGAATACTTGTTAGTTCAGCATCTTCTCTTTGTGATCTGTCGCCAGCCGCTTCAGTGATTACTTTCGTAGCACCTTTGTTAGCAATTGGCTCCTCTTTCATCACGTGAGGTAGATACTTGTCAAACGAAGTTTGGAGTTTATTTGTTGAAACTGATTCCAACAATTGACTCATAACTTCCGCTTTGTTTTTGCTGAGAGGTTTCAGCAACTCTGCCATCGTTTCCTTTCGTTCCATCAAGTCCTTATTAGTTCGCATTTCTGCTTCCTTAGACTCAATCACCGCTTTTTTCTCTTCGATGGATTTCTCGGCTTCTTTTATTTTCAGCGTCTGTTCGTCTACAACCTTCATTAGACGTGCAGTCTCACTCTTCTCATTAAGATAAGAAGACTGATATTCTGAAGCAAAAGCCTCGAAAATTCTTTTACCAAAGTCGATTTCTCTTGCTCTACTAATATCTTCTTTTAGGCTACTAATCTCAGTGCCTAATTTTTTAGTAACAGCATCTTCTACAACTTTAGCAGATCTTTTTATGAAAGTTTCTTTTAGTTTACCCATTTGTTTCTTCGCTTCGGCTACTAATTTAACTTTCGTTTCTACAACACCTTTTTTGTCTTCGTTGAACTCTTTAATTTCTTTAGCAAGTGCGTTTACTACGAACTCTTCTAACTTTTTAAAGTTTTCATGAACACCTTTTCTATCAGCGTGTAGTTCATTCAGTTCACTGTTAAGTTTGCTTAATACAAACTCTTCTAGTTTTGCAGAATGTTTGCCTACGTTTTCTTTGTAAGCCATTTTTTCTTGTGCAAGTCCTTTTCTATCTTCAACGAATTTAGAGATTTCTTCAGATAATTTTTCAGTCATCATCTTGTCGATTGCCTCAACCATGTTTGCTTTGTCATGGTCGTATCTTTTAGCAAACTCTTCTCTTAATTCCGCCGCTACTTGCTCTCTGTTTTCTTTTATCTTGTTGTCCCAGGCCTCTTGGATGTTTTTTTGAACATCTTCTGATATTGCTCCTGATTCAACTAGTTTTGAAATAGCGTCAAACATATTTCTCTCCTATTTTAGTTTCCCTATTATATTAATTAAAGCATCGTTTAGATACCTTTGTGCTTTTTTGTCATTTCTCACTTCGTCTGCCAGACCCTTCGCTTTCATACCGCCTTTTGTGTTTAGCAAATGCTCGTATATTGGCGTTGGGTAAGCACCTGGTGCCGAAGGTTGGGCCACAACATCAACAGTGATGATCTCAAAGTCTGAAACTTCGCCGCCGCCATACTCGGAAATATTTCCGCTTCCTCTGGAACTAACGCCTAGTTTCACACCTGATTCCAACATTGTTTTGACAAGTTGGCCCATTGGAGTAGGCAAAATTTTCATCTTACCATACCCATTTGGACCGTCCATCCACATTTCTGTTATCATGTG